CCTCGGGATGCCATCATGGTCAGAGCGTTGTATGAGTACGGTAAGAAACTCTTATTGGCTGGCGGTTTTCCGCCCAATTTGGTGGCTAAAGCTTTGGGTGCGGCGGTGCCCATCGCTTTGGTTGTTGAGTTGGAAAACGAGGCCTCACAATTGGCGGCAGTTAATCAACACTATGGTCCACTCATGCGCGCACACGCGGAAGTTCTCCTCGGAGCGGCAGCACGTAAGTGGAAATGGTATGATTGGCTGCGTCCGTCATTGTGGTGGGCCACGTGTTGCGACCATGAAGAGCATCACACTAGTGACGCGGCGAGTTTCATCGCGATGAGAAACGGTGGGTATGCGGCAATCCCGCCTCGCCCGATTGTCCTGCCGGTGGGCACGACGTTTGGGCCGTCGTATGAACTCAAAGCGGCCATACCACCGCCTCGCGAGTCGGCGCGGTTTTCCGCCACGGATGATTTGGGGCGTCCCCCCCCTCCCCCTGGAGTGAAACTCGTGCTGATTGCAACAATTCCTGCAGTCCCAACCACGTCCGAAAACAATGTCGAAGCAGTCGAGCAAGGTTTTTGGATGAGGATGGGGCAGCAGGTCCCTGAGCCTCGGAATTTGGGGACCGAGGAGAACCCATATACGTATTGGGATCTCATGGCGGCCGACGCGCTTACCGAGGAGGACACCATGTTGGGCCGGTTGTGTTTGCACCGACCCCTGCGTGTTTCCGAGGGTCAACGTAGGGCCTGGGTGGAAAGATTTCCTCTCAGCCTCCAACGGGTTTACGAAGTGGCCTGGTTGGATTGGAAGCGAGAAGGTTTGCGTTCTAGTGACTTGGTGGTCAAGACCATGATCAAAGTGGAGAAGAGCGCGATGTGTTTGCCGGGTGAGTCGGCTAGGTTGAAACCTAGGTTGGTCAATGCTTGGCCTCCCAAGAGACAACTTATTACCGGCCCGTTCGACAAGCAGTATGCTGACATTATTCGTAAGCGATTTTCGATTAAGGCTAGGCATGCGGCGGTGTGGGTTAATGGCCCGCAGGTTGAGGAGTTTGGTTCGTGGTGCGACGATGCGATTGCTGAGTTGCGTACCAATAGCCCGAATGGCGTCGTCTACTTTAGGTGGGGAGACCATAAGGCGTTTGAAGCTCATCGGCCCGCGGAGGCCCAGCGTTTCGAGGACATTTGTCAGGGCCCAGATGTGGACCCTGACTATGCGGAATGCGCCCGCGCCGCTTATCGCGTTCGAGGAAGGGGTGTGCGATTGCCCGTCCAGTTTGAGGTTGAGAACGTGCTGTGTTCAGGAGGAACCGAAACATCGAATAGCAGTGCCAAGAGGAACAGCGCGGCTCTGCGTCATGTTTTCGGTGAGGCGGAGTGGGGCGTCAGTGTCTATGCGTTCAACGGGGACGATTGGTTGACCATGAGCACTGAACCCTTTTCCGAGAGTCTGTTCCATGAGAGGATGCTGGATTTGGGTTTGGAGAGCGAGTACGAGGAGTCCGAGAATTTCTGGGACGTCGAGTTTTGCCAATCCATCCCTTATCCGGTACAGGGGCAAACCGTGTGGGGTCCTAAGATCGGGCGTGTGTTAGCACGTTTACCGTACACCACGACATCGACAAAAGAGGATCCCCGCGGTGTTGCAAAAGGAATGTTGCATTCGTGTTCGCACATCCCGTTCTTGCGCCAGTATTTGGACTACATCATTGAGCTGTCCCCAGGCGTTAAAGCCGTGGAGTACAAGTATCATGTGGTGTCGAGCAAGAAATTGGATGCCGCCAGTGACACGTGGGCGTTCGTGAATTATCGATACGGTTTGAACCGGGGTGACCTGGATCAATACGTTACGATATTGCGAAGCGTCAGCGTGCTAGGTGCGGCGGTCAATTGGGAACTCGGTTTGTCATTGCTGGAGCGCGATGAGTAGTGGGACCGCGTCCGTGTATGTACTTTCCACCTTTACCTCTCTCTCTTTAATCCTCAAATTATGCCGAAGAAAAACAACAAGAAGAGCACCGCTCTAGTCGTGGTGCCCGTTC